GGGGGGGGGGTGGCGGGGGTGACGACACAACCCCGCCGGTGAAGAACCCGACGAGTAACAACGCGAAGGATCTTTCAAGCATTCACGAAAATAGTCACATCACGAATGTGAACGGCTCCGGGTGGACATTGGTGCGCGGATACGGTCGTGTGACGCCGAGCGAGCTGGAAGCGCTTGTGAACGCTGGGAAGGTGAAAGAGGTAGACAACGGAGACGGCACCTATACTTATAGAACTGTCGGCTACGGAAAGGTATCTTGACAATGGCATCTGACTTTCTGAAACAGTATGCAAAGAGCAGCCGGGAGAAAATTGACAGAGAGTACGGCAAGAAGGCTTACGGCGGCTCAAAATACAAAATGGATAAGGTGTGGGGCCAGGCGGCGACGCAAGACACTGCTGCCAAGCAGAAACCTGTCACCGAGCCGATCTCTGAACCTGTGCCGCAGAAGAAGAAAGAGAACATCAGTTTCTGGGAGAAGCTGCTCAACGCTTTCGGCGACGCCGGTTACAGCGCGGACACGACAACGCCGCTTGCCCTGACGAATCAGGCAATCTCGGATGATTACCGCAAGAGCAATATGCAGGAGAGCAAGACGGCGGAAGCGGGTGGAAACGTCGCAAAATCCGCCGTAAAGAGCGCGGAGAGCGCCTACGAAAACGCGGCCGGAACATTTCTCAACAAGCGCAGCGGAACGCAGATCATGGGCGTGACCGTGGCAGACAACGCCGTGCCTCAGGAGGACAAGGACAAGGCGGAGGCCGCGCGGCAGCGCAACCAGGAAAGCATCTAGGCCAAGGCGGACAAAGCGGCGGAAGCGGCGGCAGAAGCATCCGAAAAGGCGAAAGATAACCTCGGCGGCAGCAAAGCCGCGGGCGCGTTTGTGGACATTGCAAGCGGTGGCCTGCAGCTCGGCGCGGACATGGCGCTCAATGCACTGCTGCCCGGCGCGGGGCTGGCAAATATGGGCCTGCGCTCCTATGGCAGCGGGTCGCGTGAGGCACGTCTTGACGGCGCGAGCGAGGGCGAGCAGGTTGCATACGGCGCTGCGGCCGCTGCCGTTGACGTTCTGACGGAGAAAATCTTCGACGTGGGCAAGCTGTTCGGCGGCGGTGCTGCGGACGACGTGGCGGAGAAGCTCATCGGAAAACTGGCAAAAACGGATGCCGGGCGCAGTGTTGTGCGCGCGCTGACAAACGCTGTCGGCGAGGGCGCAGAGGAAGCCGTGGCCGACATCCTGAACCCGGCGATCCGCGCGATCTACGACAAGGGCGCCGCGGCAAAGTCGAGCTACACGACGGCAGAAGGCGCGAAGGAAATGCTTGCGCAGTCTGCGTATGACGCGATGATCGGCGCGGCACTGTCCACGTTCGGGACGACAGCCGGAATCATGAAGGGCGTAGACGCGCAGAAAAATGCCGCTCTGCGCGCCGGAGAACCTGCCGCAAACGTAAACGCAGAAGCGAGCGCGAAACCGGCAGAGGCAGAAAATATCGCCGCGGAAGCACAGGCAGAGGCCGCACCGGTCGAGACCGCGCAGGACGCTCCGGCGGCGCAGGAGAAGCCGCAGGAGAACAGTACGCTGCGCATGGTGGAAGAAGCCGCAGGGCTGCGCGAACCGGCGCAGAGCCCGGCGCGGGAACGTGCTACGGAAGCAGGGCGGAGCGAGGAGCGGGACGCGAACAGGCAGCCGCAGGAATATACGCCGGAAGATCATATCGACAACCGGACAGACGAATATGTCGCCAAGCGGAGCACCAAGTCATTCCAGTACAACCACCCGGAACTGCACGAGCACTTTGAGCGCGTTGCAGAAGATCTTACCACTATAATTTACGGCTCAATGCAGAGCGACCGACATAAGCGCGGGAAAGGCACGATCACGAACAACTCGCGCGTTGTGCAGCACGTGATTGACAAAACCGACCTTTCCCGACCGGAGATTCTGCGTGCACTGGATGCGATCATCAAAGACAACGGCGCAGAAAACTATGCAAACGCAAAGCGCGTAGAAAAGGCGCTGGACTCCCTGCTCGTAGACGGCTACACAAAACCGAACGGCGAATATGCTGCTCCTGACGCGGCATACATGGAAGCAAAAAGCCAGATTTCCGGCGGGACAGACCCATACTCTTGGGAGTATTATCGAGATAATGACCTGTCGCTCATGCTCGGAGAGATCACGGAGGAGGAAGCCTATAACAATTGGCGTGCGCAGCGCGACGCACGAGAGGCCGCAAAAGCGGCGCAGGAACAGTCACAAAAAACGGGTGAAATTGTGAATGAAAGCGCTGAAAACGCGGTTGAGGCACAAAACAGTGATAATTTTGCAGACGTGCAGCAGCGGGAGGCGGAGACGGATGCCGGGCAGCGCGGCACGCTGCCGGAAGGACAGGGCGCAAAATCCGCGGAGTTTGGCTACGACGAGGCAAAGACGCAGGCGCGCTCGCTCAAGAACCTGTTTAAGAATGGAGACCGCGAAAAGCTCGGCCTGACGGAGCAGGATCTTTCACACAAGGTCGAACATGACGCGGAGGCGGAAGCGAAAGCACAGGAGCGCTTTGAATCGGACTACGAGGGCGAAAAGGCAGACCTGTTCGGCGAAAAGCGCGACTGGGACAAGGCGGACACGTTGCTCGCAAACAAGATCATGGGGGCCGAGCTGGACAAGGCGCACAAGAGCGGCAGCATGGACGACTACGCGGAGGTCGCGCGGCTGGTAAAGCGCTGGTACGCGCAGGGCACAGACGTCGGTCAAGTGATGCAGATGCGGCAGGTGCTCTCCAAAAGCCCGAAGTTGATGGAGGCGAGCGCGGTCGAGCTGCTGATGGACGAGAAGCGCACACGCAAGATGACGGCGGAGAAGCGCAAGGAGCTGCTCGACGCCGTGACGGAAAACGCGAACCGGCTCAAAGACATTCCGGAGGGCGACACTGCGGAGGTGGTATCGCTCATCAAAGACCTGAGCTCGATCCGCAAGACGAACGGAATATGGTTCGGTAATGTAGAGCGGCGCATGAGCAAGGCCATGAATGGCGCGCTGGACTACGCCGCTGACATGGAAGGCGGCGAGGCGTTTTTGCGCGAGATCGCAGCGACGCAGATCGTCAACATCGCAAGGGACTATGCTCTTCCGTCTCACATCGAGAGAGTAAAAACGTGGCGCTATCTGAGCATGCTGTCAAAACCGGCGACGGCTGCGAGAAACTACGCCGGAAACAACGTCATGAACGTTGTGGACGCCACGTCGCAAAACTGCGGCGTGCCGCTGGACATGCTGCTGTCCAGATACACCGGCGTGCGCGCCGTTGCGCTCGACAAGGGCTTGGCCGGAAAAGACAGAAAAAAAGGTGCTGACGATGCGGGTATCAAGTCGTTCATCGAGATTGGCCTTGACGCGGACACGTCCGGCAATCGCAGCAAGATGGAGACCAAGACCGGCAGATCGAACAAGATGACCGGAAACTTCATCGAACGGCTTGTGTCGACGTTCGAAAAGTACAGCAATTACGCCATGGTAGCCACAGACCAGAGGCAAAAGGGCGGCATTGAGGCGGAGGCACAGCGCGGAATCCGGGAGCTGGAGCGTGCTGGGAAAGTAAACAAGGGCGCGCTGGGCAGCAGACCGCAGGAGCTTGCGAAGGAGCGCACATTTCAGAACGACAGCAAGATCGCGCAGGCGACGAGCGGCGTGCGGAGAGCATTTAATATATTCAGTATTAAAGACAAACGCGGCGGTAGCTTCGGCGTGGGCGATCTCATCCTGCCGTTTACCAACGTGCCCGGCAACATTGCAGACACGGCGATCCAGTATTCCCCGTTTGGATTTATCCGTGCAGGCGCTGAAGTCGCCAAAGTAGTCGGCAGGATCAAGGGCGCGCAGCTCACGGCCGCGGAGCGTGAGAGCGTGCAGAGCAAGCTGGAGCGCGCCTACAAGCGCGCGGAGAGTGGGGAGCTGACGAAGGAGGAGCACGCGGCGCTATGGCGCGACGTTGCGAGCGTAATCCGAAAGTCAAGCGGCGTGGAGCTGATGCCGAAGCAGCGCGACAGCCTGAAAAAGGCGGTCGACCAGTACCTGACCCATGCGCAAAACGGCGCAAAGGCGCAGTGCGAGGCGGCAGTTTCCGAGATGGCAAACCTGCTGGCAAAGGCAAAAGCTGGCGCGCTGACCGCTCCGGAACAGGCGAAGGCTGTGACGGACTTCGGGCGCGCGTTTAACGGAACGATGGGCATCGCGTTTTTCGCCGTGCTTGCCGGGGCTGGCATCATGAAGGTGGCCGGAGACGACGACAAGGACAAGGAAGCGCTTGAGAAGTCCGAGGGCGTGAGCGGCACGCAGCTCAACACGTCCGCGCTCGTGCGGCTGATCTCCGGAGAGAGCGCAAAGTGGCAGGACGGCGACACGCTCGTGTCGATCGGCTTTCTTGACCCGATCAATGCGCAGATGACCTACGGTGCGCTGCTTGCTGACTGCTACGAGGAGGACGGCAAGATCACCTTCGGAGACGTGACGCGCGAGAACCTGTCGTCCATCTATCAGAGCGTGATGGATCTGCCCGCAATGTCACAGATTCAGGAGATCGAGAACAGCTTCAAGTATTCCAAGGCGGACAACACGGGCGGCAAGCTTGCGGACGCGACGTTCCGCTACGGCGCGTCTCAGGTGACGAGCTTTATCCCGAACATCGTGTCCGGCATCGGGCAGGGTGTTGACGGAAAAGTGCGCGACACCTACAACGGAGACACGACCGGGGAAAACGCATGGCGTGCGGTCAAGAACAAGACCATTTTTCTGCGGCACACGAACCCCGTTGCGCTCGATAGCTGGGGCAACGAAAAAACCTACGGAGACTCTGCGGCTCTGAATTTCCTGAACGCAACGCTCAACCCCGGAAGCGTCACGAAATACCGCACGGACGCAGTCAATCAGGAGCTTTACCGGCTCGGCGAGGAGACGGAGATCAAATACCCGGATCGCAGAGCACCGACGAGCGCGAACCGGGACGGCAAATCCGTCACGCTCACGGAGGCAGAACGCCGCAGGTATCAGGCCGCATACGGAAAGACTGCGCACGCGGACATCCAGAAGGTCATCAGCAGCGCGGTCTACAAGCAGGCAAGCGACGCGGAGAAAGCAGAGGCCATCCGCAGCCTGTTTACCGCTGCGACGGCAAACGCAAAGAAGCAGACGCGGCTCGACGGCGGCGACACTCCGGCTTGGACGACGAAAAGCACGGGCACGATCGGCGAGAACGCCGTATACAAGGCGATGCTCGGAACAGCAAAGGACGCGCTGCCAGAGGACAAGCGCACGAAAACCGGCAATGTGTTGCAGTCTGTCCTGAAAACCGCCGGGAACAAGCGCGGCGGCGACAATCTCATGCTCAACATCATGGCACAGCAGCTCAGCGAGGGCACACAGGATAAGTTTGAGACCGCATACAACGGCGGGTACGAGCTGAAGCAGATCGTGGACTTCTATCAGGCAAAGTACGCGACGAAGCCGGGAACCAGCCAGCGGAAGTACAAGAAAGCAGATCTGTATGCGTGGGCAATGCAAAACGGATATACCGCGAAGCAATTCAATCAGCTCTGGAAGCTCTTCTCGTGACAAACACACAACAAGAAAGCAGCACGCAGGATATGCGTGCTGCTTTTGCTTTATGCGCTTTCGCTTTCGTACTGCTGAATCATGTCGAGCGCTGCGCGCAAGTCCGGCGCTTCCCGGATGGCACAGCCGGTTTTGACGAGGTATGCTCCGTCAGCGCTGCGCGTCATGCGGACAATCCTATTCGCTGGAACTGCCGTTTTTTCGCGTTCTGCGCCGCCTTCGTTCCCTGCGCTAACTTTTGCGTCTTTCGAGGCGCGCCCGCTCTCCGTTGAAATTTCCCCTGCGCAGGCGGCATATCCGGCCAAGTCGATGAAGTTATCCGCTTTATCGCCTCCGGTTGCGATGCGTCCAAGTTTGAACAGCGCCATCATTGCGCCGACGTCGGCTGCGCCGAGCAGATGCTCCATGCCGCGCGCGCAGAGGTAAACGCTCCAAAGCATGGAGATCGTGCGGAAATTGTCCTCCGGCTCACCGTACTGCTGATTTCGGTCGGTGCAGACGCAGCGCTCTGCGGCTTTCAGAATTTCGGAACGGGTCAAAATGCGTCACCGTCCTTTGCGGTGCCCGCCTTGAGCGCTTGCAGATTCGCAAGCACGCCGTCGTAGTCATCCGGGAACAGAACCCTAAGCACGGTACAAATCTCGTCATCGTCAAAGGCGAGCTTTTTGCCGCTGTAGTTCAGCCGGGCGGCGTTGAAGATCGCATCCGTCAGGATGCTGAGGCGGAGATCGTTGCGCGCGCCGTTGCGCGTGGCTTCAAGCAGTTCGTTTTCGTTCATTGTTATCTTTTCCTTTCTTGTTATCTTTTCCTTTCTTGTGTTCCATATAATTCAAATGCTTCCCACTTATTTGCTATGCGCTTCATGTGCGCGCTGGCTGCCTGAATCGTGATTCCAAATGTGCCTCCAATTTCTTTGAGCGTGTCGCCGCCAACGCGCATACGAACGAGTTCACGATCGCGCGCAGGAAGTGACCGCAGAAAGCGTTCTACATCCGCACCGGTTTCGTCCAGCGATAGGTATGGCCTGTCTCGCAGCTGCACGACACCGCACATTTCCGCATTATATTCTTCGTTCGGGTCAACCGCGTCAACGTCATCCATGTGCAGTACCAGTTTTCCTGAACGCTTCTTCCGTTTCGCGCAGCGCTGATTGAGGCCGACCGCGCTGCGCATGCACCACATCGCGTGCGTGGAAAACTTTCCGCGCGTTGGATCGTATGTACTTGCGGCTCTGAGCAAGCCCTCGGCAGCATACCCATACAGTTCATCGGCGTCCTCGTTCGGCGCGTAGCGGCGGATCGCCAGATAGATCAGACGCTCGTTGTCTGCCGCGAGATGCTGCTGTTCCGGCGTAAGCGGCGCGAGCGGTTTTCTGCGCATGGCTTTACCCTCCTACAATGTCGATCTCGTACTCATCTCGCAGCACGCGGATCAGGTCGGGCGCTGATACATACCCGTCGCGCACGCTCTCGCTCAACGCCTCGACCTCGTGCCAGATGCGCTGGAGCTGTTCTGCGTCCATGCCCTCTTTGTCCAGCAGGGCCGTGAAAAAGATTGCCAGCGTCACGCGGCAGGCATCTGCCGTCGCCGTGTTCTTTGCGCGCTGCACGTCAGCTTGTGTCGCCGGTCTCCGGCGCGGGTTAATCCGCTTTGTCATCGTCGTCACCGTCCATCCTCGCGCCGCAATCCTCGCAGTGTTTTTTGGTAGGCTTATCCCAACTGCCCTCAGTGGTGATGACAAAGCCACACGCAGAGCAGCACCACTCGTCACCGCCAAGATGCGCCCACCGCCCATGCACCACCGGCGCAACGTCGGCTGCGGGTGTTCGGCGCACAATGTCCCGAACGAGTTTTTTGGCAGTTGCAATTGTAACGGCGGCTTTTTCATCCTCTGGCGCATCCGGGCGTACTAATGCAAGCGCCTCTTTTCGCTTGATGAATTCATCCATTGCTCATACCCCCGCGTCCCATCGCGCCTGCTGCATAAACGACAACTGCTGGCGCAGGTCGTCAATCGTGCGTTCCTGCCGTGCCATTTCGGCGGAGAACGCCAGGGCCTTGCGCCGTTCGTTACAGAGTATGGTTTCCGCTTTCTCGCGTTGTTCGTGCTCCTGCTCGGCGTAATCGATCAGCTTCTGCACCGCATAGCGCGAAGCCGGTGAAAAATTCAGGTTGCCTTTGTCGTTATTGAGCAAATCGCGCACGGCAAAGATGATATCCTCAGCTAATACCATTGGTTACACTCTCCTTTTCGTACTCCGCCCGGTCGAGGGCGGTCGTTGCAACGGCATACGCGCTCCACTGATCGGCGCGGAAGCCGTAGAAAAAGTCTGGATTTGCTTTCGTGCCCTTACCGCTGCGGAAGTCGTGCGACGCGAAGCGGTCAATCAGCGCGTGGCGGATGGTGGTATCGTTCGCGCGGGGGCTGCCGCAGATGGTAAGCTTCTCTTCCTTGCGGGTGATGATGTGGTACGGTACGCCGCGGTCGTCGAGCAGCTGCTTATAGCGCCCGATCCACTCGCACGTCTCGAACACGTCACGCCCGACCGCCATGCCGTAAGATTCGATGATCTCAATCGCGGCAACGGTAAACGCGCCGACGGACACAATGCCGGAGACGAGCGTGTTCTCGTCCTTTCCCCCCTGCACCGGTGCGCGGGTGACAGTATCGACGATGCACCAGCCGGTTTCCCGGTTGCCGGGGTCAAGGGCTAACATGGTCGGCATTCTGCGCACCCCCCTTCATGGCGGCGAGCATTCGCTCCACTTTGTCCAGATCGTCCTTACCGGAGACCGGCGCGCGCTTCTCGCTCTCGGCCTTCACGCCGTCTTTCACAAGCCACTGCCGGATGACGGCGTAGTGGGATTTGTACCGCGCGCCTTTGCTGGTGATGTACAGGGACAGGCGCTCAATATATGTTTCGTAGTCGTTCGGGTAATCTCGCCGGAGCTTTGCCAGCTCGTCATCTGCGAGCATGACGTTGTGCATTTCTCCATAGGGTTTCTTTTCCGGAGGCTTTGCAGCGGCTTTTTGCGCCGGGCGCGCGGCTGGCTTTTCCACTCTGGCCGGTTCTGCGGCAGGGGGCGGCCGCGGGGGCGTGGGGGGAGCCTTGTTTTTCTCC